CTTCGAAGCCAGGCAGTTGCATAGTAGAGCAAGTGGGCGTAAACGCACCAGGTAGCGAGAACACTACAACGCGCTTGCCGGTGAACAGGTCTTCAGTGGTCACATCTTGCCAGCGATAAGGATTGTCACCACCAATGGATTCGTCGCGAACGCGAGTTCGAAAAGTCACATACGGAACAGGTTCATGCGTACTCATTTAAAAATCCTCTTGTTAAAATAAGAAAAAACAAAATACTTTCGTATACATGCTACGACAAAAAATACAGAGGTAAAGACGATTGTCATAACCTCTGCGCTCAATTCAAATGGAAGAAAAACTTTAAGTAGAACGTAATTCAGAACTATGTTTAGAGGCGTCGCTATGATCGTATCGCTGACCGCTTGCTTTGCGAGCTTCTTGTCGAAGCTTTTCATAATTACTTACCTTCATAAATTGAATCAATAAGCTCACGGAAAGAATCGATTTTATCGGAACGATTTGGCCAATAAATGTAGTCTTTCTCTGGATTCTTTCTCAGATTATCCAGAAGAGGTTGAATAGCATTATACAACTTATCGAGGCGGGTTTCAAGTGCATCTTTCGTTTCTTTGGTTTGCTGAACGGCTTCAAGTTCTTCTTCTGTTACCGCAGTGAAACCAAAATCAAAAATGTCTTCACTCATTAACTTCACCATGAATGCGATCATGCTCGTACAGCATAAGAAAACCGTAGTGAATAATCTTCACAATGTCTTTCCGATGATCAGCAGGAGATTCGCCTTTCTTGCCATAACGCCCGTTGTATTTGTCGACATTCCCGGAAAAGAATCCCATACCATGACCACGATCAACGATGATTTCAGAAGACTGCAATCCACCTTGCCCATAGTGCCCGCTGTACGTAGAGTCGATATACTTCTTAAACTCTTCGATTAGTTCAGGCTCACGAAACTTATAATTAATTGTCAATTAACTTTCCTCTCTTTTCCATTCTCATAGGTTATGATAAGATCATCGTTATCGTTAATTTCCATCTTCTTCGCTTTAAATACGGTCAGTAGCGAAGACCATACGTCAACGAGCCCGTCACGATAGCCAAAGTGTCTACCGGCCATGTAAGAGCCAAACAGTAACGCAGTTGCTATAAAAGTGTGTAGATAAGGGTCCATGATTCACCTCCTAGAAGATTTTAATGGCTTTGAGTTTTTCGCCCGAAGACGACTTATCAAAGACCGGAATATCATCATCAACAAGGTCTTGCTGTGTCTCATCTACATCATAAAGTTTCATCTTAGAACGATCAACACCGACGACGAATCGCTTTTCTGTGTTAGGATCGTTGTAACGATTCTTTAATTGCTTCACCATAATCTGACCAAGACTGTTTAGTTCATCGTTGGAGACTAAAGCAAACATCAAGTCAGCCGTTGCAGGAAGGCCGAAAGACTCCGAAGTGTCTTCAAGCCCAGGATCAGAATTGCCGTAACCCGACCGGGTCGTTTGTGTTGCTGACACAATAGGCACATCAAACTCTACCGCCAGCCCGCGAATCTCTTCAGCGATAGCTTTCACATAGGTATAAGAATTGATAGCGCCACCCATGGATTTCATTCTCGACGATGCACATATATTTAGATAATCAATGAAGATTATCTCAGGAACAAATTTCTTTTTAAGTTTTAGTTCCATTAGCAACGCCCGAAAATGACCTGAGTGTGCTTGCCCAGTCGGGTACTCCTTAATGATCAACTTACCGTTTGTGCGCTCAGCGATACCGCGCACCCGATCTTTGAACATTGTCTGAGACATGTTCTCCAGTTGATCGATCGGCACATTCAGCAGATTTGCGTCAATGCGTTCAGCAATGCGCTCCTCTGCCATCTCCATCGTAATGTACAGGACATTACGACCCTGCGAAAGGGCACTAGCCGCAACGTGACACATGAACAGCGACTTACCGACGCCTGTGCCAGCGAGCGCGATATTAAGGGTCTTATTTGGTAGCCCGCCCTTTGTGATTCGATTGAAGTAATCAAGATCAAAGGGGATTCGCTCTTCTTGCTCATGATAAAAGGCGTATCGCTCATCAACATTTTCAAGGTAATCGTGCCCAATGTTAGTGTCAAACGATACGGCTAGCGCATTCTGTAGAATGTCAGGCAATGCATTCTTCGTAAGCTTCTCGTGCTTGCCATCAATAATAGAGATAGACTCCATGATTGCACGATAGACTGCACGATCCTGACACCACTTTTCTGTTGTATCCAATAGCCATTGCTGATTCTCTTCTTTCTTTTCAAAAATATTTGGAAGAATGTCAATGGCATGAGTATACATCTGATCCGTCAAACGGTCAGACTGATCAATCTCAATCTTAAATGCTTCAAGGGTGGGCAGTTTATTGTACTTGCCCACGAACTTAGTTACCTCAGTGAAGATATGTTGATACACACCTTCGAAATATTCTTTCTTAAGAAAGGGAACGACCTTACGCATGTAAGGCTCGTTCGTCAAAAGATTACGTAAAATCGTTTGTTCTAAATCAATCTTCACTTTGTTCCTCGGGATTGCCTAGTACAAGAGAACCGCTGGCGGCGGCATCTTCAAGAACACTGCTAAGAATCTCAGCTACGCGATCTTGAAGACCTGTGTTTGCTTCTGTCAAATTAGTGTCAGGTGTAGATACTAACATAAAATTAAAATTTAAGCAATCGTTTTCTCCGTCAAATGCAATATTCCCGAATCGAACCACAGACTCAGCAAAGTCACCTTCTAGAATGCGAACATCCCATGCTTGCTGATTCTCTGCTTCTGAAGAAGGGACCAACGCGTAGTCGATCCCCTCACTCACTTTACGAATAGCCATTATTCGTCTTCCATGTCCAAAGCAAGTTCGATACCGGTACTACCTGCACCAATCTTGTATTGCTTCTCGACAAACTCTTCGAATTTAGCATCGGCTAGAATATCTGCCCAGAAGTCTTCGCTCAGAGTGTCTTTTTCTCTGATTTTGTTTCCAATGACTTCGCCAGTGTTAGTGTCAACACGCTGATACCAACCATTAGAAGGCTTAGTAACAAAACCGGAAGCAAGACCAATATCCAGAAGACCGCTAAAACGCTCAATGCCACCGTCCCAAGAAACACTAATAGGAATCTTAGACTTCTCTTTAACAAATCTAGACTTCTCGACATTAATGATGAAATCATAACCAGTTACCTCAGTGCCCGTCTTGTTCTGACGACGCCCTAGAATCCAGATATTGTCTGCGCTGTAGTAGATACCCGTACCGCCACCGACGATATCTTTTGGGAACAGACCGATTTCTTTGTACGTGTGGTTAATCGCTAAAAGAGGAATGTTCTTCATCGTCAGATAGGGAGTGGTCATACGGAACAAACCCTTGAGCGCTTTTGCTCGCGACATATCTGCAACAGACTTTTCGTCTAGCGCGTCTTCAAGCTCTTTCTTCGACGCAAGGTTACCGATAGAGTCAATAACGATGATCACCTTGTCTTCTTTATCAAGTTGTTCTAGCTGGTTGATTAGATCAAACTTGAGTTCTTCAACATTGGTGATAGGCGTGTGCAGTACACGAGTTACATCAATGCCAAACGTTTCAAAGTAAGCTTGAGGCGAACCAAACTCAGAATCATAGAACAAAATCACAGCTTCAGGATCAGACTTCAGAAACTCAGCCGCCATCTTAAGAGCAAACGAAGTTTTGAAGTGTTTAGATGGGCCCGCCAGGACTGTAAGCCCTGACGCTAGCCCACCTTTCAGACTGCCAGAAAGGGCGACGTTCAGCATAGGAACGTCCATTCTGGTAATCTCACGCTCTTGGAAAAACTCAGAATCTGCAAGCACCGAAGTGAACTTGACTTTTGAGTTCTTTTTAAGCTTGTTCATCACAGACATATAATATTAGTCCTTCAGGTTTTTAATGTTTACACACTCATCAAGCAGAGAAAGCTTGTCGGTCATACCAATCAGCATACGCACATCGCTGTTTAGATACTCACCAGCATAAGAACGCGCTTGCTTGTAGCTGACTTCTTCATTAACGCGGGCACGAATGAAAGTCGGAATCATCGTGCTTCGATCCGTCATCAGAGGAGACTTTTCCATCAGGCGACGAACGATAGCGGGATTTGCATTCTTCACGTCCATGATCGTATCATAGAGTTGATTGAAGAAAGTTTGCTTCACAGCTTTAAAGCCAGCAAGACCAAGCTTGGCATAAGCCACTTCGAAAACAGTACCAGTCATAACTTCTTGTGCAGAAATATGAGTGGTGTGCTTGATAAGTTGCATGAATGCAGGAAGCGCTTTATCACCGCCACCGACAAGAGCAAAGTCTGCCGAGATAACATCACCAATGCTCTGCGAATCGTTGACTTCAGGCATGTAGATAACCTTTGCATCAAACACATCAGGACCAAGAGACATGATCAAACGCTCAATGGTTTCGATGTTCAGCGTAGAACGAATGCAGATACCGCAGTCAATTTGCTTGACAAGCTTGTTGACAGCGTTGAGGAAGTCCGCATCGTCTAGCGTATCGTTTTTGAGAAGGGGAATCTCAGAACAGATAACAGCAAGACCAGGGCGCCATTGAATAAGTTCATCAACATCGCTTGTCGAAGCAACCACTTTCCGTTCAGTAGATTTCGTATTGAAAGCAACATCCGTAGCGCTAGCAAGGAGATTGTTACCAATAACGCCTACGCGAAGACGATTTGCTTTAGCTTCGCGTAAATCTTCGGGGCGCGACTCATTGGAAGCGTCATACTCCCAACCTTCTTCGTCTACACGTACAACAGAGCCATCAGCGGCGACCATAGGCTCGCTAAGCTTCGGCTGTTTAATTTCAGTTACATTATCACTCATCAGTTTCTCCTAATTGTTTCGATAAGCATATTCAACTGCACGGTCCGCTTCTTTCTCTAGCGGTCGATTAGTATACCACTTTCCATTGTCATTGTCAAATTTTCTACAAAGTTCTGCAATCTGACCTGCCGTGATAGGGTAGCCGTTCTTGATCGCATTGCCCGCTGTAGCAACCATAATCTGGTACATCTTGTGATACCATCCAGTACTTGTTATAGTCTGATACTGCATTGAAAGATTTCTTGGCCAGAATGGGCAGTCACGATAGTCTGTCCAAGAAATGTGAGTTTTATCTAGCGCCTGCTTACGATGCTCTATTACAGCTTTTTGCAGTTCAGGCGGCAGACGATCAATAAAGTTATTACCTTCGCGTTCTTTGTACGGGTGTTTTGCTTTTAGATAGTCAGGATCAATAGGCTCGCCAACGTTACGAAAGATAAAATTGTTAGCATCAATGTACGCCGCAGGGACGTAATACATTCGTGACAAATCTTTAGTTTGTCGATCTCCAATTTCTCCAAGTTCTGCATTGAGGGCATGCCAGAAGTGTCGTATTTCTTCTCTCTCAATTTTGCGTGTAAGTTCGAAGACAATTCGAAACTTTGGTAAATCGACCGTACTGCTTGCTGTAGAATAACAAACATAAGACCAGCGAAAAAGCCTACTAACAAGTATTGACTCAAGATTATGACCTCCAGTGTCAAAATCATCCACATCGACCGCAGCCCACTTGCCCCAATATTCTACGTTATCGTTTGAGCGAGTAGTATCTTTGGTATAGATTGCAGGGCTGATAAGACCAGCAGTCTTCTTCGTTTCGGGAATTTTAGACAGCCCATAGAGAAGATCAACAAACTCACTCCACGAATCGAAGGACATTCGCTTGTGAGTTTTGTTGTCGAAGCGATTCTTGAAGATTGTCAGTTCAGTTTTCATAATATTGGTATTATAGCAAACTATGTTGTGGATTGTCAACCTCTACAAGTGCTATTTGATTCTTCTTTGTTTTGCCTTTGAATGTCTGATTATAATAAAAGACTTTGATTAGCTTCAATTCTTTGATATCGGTGAATGCATCACGAACAGGAACCAACTCAAAGTTGTCAATTAAAAATCTTTTAATACCTAATTTAATACAGAGATTCATGTCAAAGAATGCTGGCGGATAAGAATGCCCACCATCAACTAGAGCAAAGTCATACTTATGAATCGATATCTCTTCTTCAACAATATGAGACTTGCCTGGAATCCAATGCCATCTTTCACCATAGATTTCGTGTAGCTTGAGCGCCATTTTCCAACGCTCAGTGGGATCAATTCTATCTTTACCTTTACCTGTTCGATCAACGTACGGCGAAACAGAAACTACTTTCGCGTTTTTAAAAATTTCTAGCTGATAGGTCGTAGAGTGCCCGAGATGGAACCCAATCTCAAGAACACTTTTTGGATTGTAAAGATTTTGACAAAACGAAAAAGCCCGATAGATTTCCTCGGTAGGCGGCATGTAGCCCCAACCGATTTCGGGAAACGAAAGATGATCTAACTTCATCCAAAAAAGTCCTCAAGTGTTGCTCTTGGCTCTGCTGACCAACCGACTGCGGCGAGAATTGGCTCAAGCGGATCAAGAAATGTTTTAACGAACATCATATCATAATCTACAGCAGTATGCAAGCCAAGTTCTTTAGGCAGTTGCATCGGAAAAGATATCACGTTTTCTTTGATCTTGTTAGGTTGGCGAAGGTATAAAAACTTAATCTTCTCGCCGTCTTTGATCAATTCGTACTTGTCTTGCAACTTAGCTTGCTTAACATAGTGATTATATAGAAGCGATCCACGTACGTGAATAGGCGTACCCTTGCCGTAGATATCGCGACGATCAGCCCACTTCGTAATCTCAGACACCCCGCGAGGAAACGCAATCTCTTCTGGCGTAAGATTTCTAAATTGGGACCTAAAGTCAGAAATGAAGCGTTGTGTGTCTGATTCGGTACCTTCGATGATAACCTTAAACGTGTCGCGCATCTTGTCACGCACCACTTGTGGTGTGCTAGACTTGATCGCTTCAATACCCATCATCTTTAACTTAGGCTGTGCGTACTGTACACCTTCGTTGTTATGCACGTTCAGAATGTAGCGCTTCTTCGCCATCCAGATGCCACGATCCGCAATTGCTTCGCGCTTCATGACCATACGATTCACGTACGAGCCCGTCTCTTCCGCCAGCTTCGCATACGCGTCTGCGATTTTCTTTTCGAAATGTTCTGCGACTTTACTCAGAAACTTGACAGGGTTGGCTGGCTTGTGCAGATTCACCAACTGTGCAAAATTAATGTACACCGAATCGGTATCGATGGCAATTACATAATCGTCTTTGGTGCCAAGAATCTCTTGCATCTCATCGTTCACTGCTTTCTCAGCAGTCTTGATGGCGCGCTGACCAGACATGGTAACACCTTCTGCAATCTTCTGATCGAAGTAGCGGAAGTATTTGTTGGCTAGCGCACCGTAGAGCGAGTTCATGAGAATCTTGATTGCCATCTGTTGATTGTCTAGCGTGGCGATTTGGTTCTCAAGTTTCTTAGTAGGTGCCTCTTCGTATCGTTGCTTTGCTTCAAGCATAGCTTTCTTAAGACTAACTCGGTCATCGTAAAACTTACGAATCACGTTTGGAATAATGCCTTCGAAATCTTTTCGGAACATAGCACCATTTGCGCACTTGGTCGTTTCTACGCTTTCATCATAGCACATTGTCTCGGGCGACATGTTGTACTGAACAATAATGTTCGGATACAGAGAGTTGAGATCGAATGACA